ATTCTTGAGTCCCTTATCGCCCTTGACTGCCATATGGGACAACCCGCCACCGAACGAGAATGCAGCAAGCTCGATCCAGTTGCGCTTGAAAATAGATTTCGCATCCATCGGCAACTCCTTCGTGTCGTAGCCAGCGAGCGTGTCAATGGAGTTCTGAATCTGCTTCGCTCCCTCCGAAACCCCAGCCCCGAGAAACCCGTAGTAAGCAGCCTCCCCCAAGGGGGTCTTTGTAAAATTGATTGTGGGGGCGGCATGTCCTGCCCCCCACCAAATAGGTGCGACGACAGATTCGCCTACTGTAAGCGGGTACTTAGTGGTCACCCTAGCGGCTGACTCACCTAACGCCCCTCCAAACATAGCTCCTAGAAGTCTCCCGTAAGGGCCAAGGGGAGCCCCTATCTGCATTCCGCGAGCCATACCATACGCCCCGCCTGCGCCTCCCCTAAGTGAAGAAAGCTCTCTTCCTCCAATCTTATCGTACAAACCAGTGGCTTCCGCTACTCCGGTAATCGGGTCTAGCCCAAGGATGCCGTGTCTCTCCCAATACTGCTCCCACTCCGTTGGGCTAGCCTCAACGCTGTCAATCCGGAGATGAGACCAATCCGGCTTCATTTTCCTCCATTCTCTAGTCTTGAAATCCAGCCTCCAATCGGGGTTCAGTCTGAGGAAGTCTTGAATCCCGTCATTGCTGAATCTACGCCACAGATCACGCTGTGAATCATAGTCCAAGCCTTCGATCTGTTGCTCTATCGGGTGGGGGAAAGTCTTGGTTCGGACGCCAGTAACCCTGTCCGGAGAGAACTCCCATTTGGATTTCCCGTCCTCGCCCTCGACCTTCTCCAAGCCTAACGCCCGAACCTCGTCAAGCGTGTTGATGAAGTTCGGGGAATCCTTCTTCTCTTCCTTTAACGGAAATGGCATAGCTGATTATTTTCCTCCAACAGGATGCACGTTGTAAGACCCGTCTTTCCGGATGATGATGAGAACCTTGCTCCCGTCTTGAAGGGTGTACTCTCCGTTCCCAAGGCTCACATCAATATCCTCAACCCCGTCAACCTCGTCACCCGACGGAACGGAGATAACTTTCGCTGGCGCGAAAGCCTCGTTAGGCCAGTACGCCTTCTCGTCCGGAGGCAAGGGAACGCCAATGGTTTCAAGCTTCTTCTCAATCACCTTAAGCTCATCGTTTTCGGCGTCAGTTCGGTTAGGCTTCTTAAGGAGGGCTTCACGCCTTTTCATATCCTCTTGAGTGTCCGTTTCTCGGTCAAAGTAGCGGTAGTTCTTCACTATTTGCTGCTCCTGCTCAAGCATTTCAGCGGCCTTATTCGCTATCTTGATACGCTGCTCTCTGTTAAGACCGTGACCGGCCTCTGTGAACACCCAAGTCCTGCGCTTGAATGATCCGGTAGTTGGGTCTGTGGTATCCTTGAACTTGAAGAACTTCCCGTAATCCCCGTCATTGTAGGATTCGATAATTGTCTTCGCCTTCTGCTTAGTCAGATTCGCTCGAATCAACGCAGTCATAGCGTCAACCGCAGCAGGCTCAGTAAAGGCTGAACCCCCGCTGACCTTTAGGAGATTCCCCTTCGGCATGTCCGTCAGACCCAACTCCTGCAATGAGGCATCCGGATTCTTCAGAGTGCCAACCGCTGACCTAAATCCAGCCTGTGCGGCTCGCAAGCGTTTAAGCCGTTCAAGCTCCTCTCTGGCGGCACTCTCATTTTTGAGGAACGGACTGACGGCGATGGTGGCGTCGTCTTTACTCACTCCGTGGGTGTTCACGTACAGTGAGGAGAGCGCAGTGCTGTAGGTTTGTGAGACCCTGTTCTCAGCCTTGGTCTGACTGCTCTCTGCGGCGGCAGTTTTAACTGCCTCCTCAGTGTTGCCTCGCTTCCATGCACGGCCCTTCGGGGTGTTGGCCTCGTGCGGGTTGACACCCCCGCTGTGAAACGCCAAAGCCCCCTCGGCCTCAGCGATTGAGGATTCGGCGGCTAGGATGCTCTGATCCTTGGCGACCATTTTATCCCAATTAAAGTTCGCCACCTTCTTGTTGAAGTTAGCCTTCCCCTCGGCCCAAGCCTCCTCGCTAATGTTTTGAGGTCTCACAGGGTCTCCCACTCCTCCCGAAACGTAATGGTTAAGCAACGCCGTCTCTGCCTCAACCGCTTGACGCTTCTTCTGGGCGTCCTCCGTAACCTTATCGGCGGGAACCTTGTTAGCATCATACTCCTTATTGAGAAGGGATAGCTCATGCTTCGTATATCGATTAGGGGGGATGGTGGGCATCCCTTTACCCGAACTCGCATAAGCCTTCACTAGGTTCATGTCCATATCGAAGCTTGCGCCATGCTTCGATACAGCGAGCTTTAAAGCCTCACTGTAGTACGTCTTCCGGAAGTGAGAGACTTGCCGACGATTGAGGGGGTCTAACTGCCCTGTATCCACGGCGGCCTGCATCACGTTCTCAATGTTCGCCTTGTCCCCAAATTTAGTGATAATATTCCCAATGGCTGCAGACGCCCCGCTAGTGTATGCGGCGAAGTCCGCTGTAAGCTCCTCAGAAATACCATCCGCCGCCGACCCAAGCATAGCTAATTGGTTGATCTGTTTCGATGGGTCTGGATTGCTGGCGTCTTCGGCCTCTAGGCGAATCCTGTCGAAGTTCTCGGCGATAGACTGCTCCCGATTAAGAAACGTGAATCTGCTGTCAATGTCCCTAATGCTTCCCCCGTTTTGAACAAAGTTCGCAACGCTTTTTGCTGACGTTCTGACCGAAAGCCTCTGAGAGTCCGATAGTGACTTGCTCTCTCCGGACATAGACTCCCACCACGCCCTAACGAGAGCTTCGTTAGTTGCCATTCTCTTTTCAGCTAAGGCATCAAAATATCTGCCAGCAACTTCTCTGCGCTCCTTGACGTCACGCATCTTCCCGTAAGTCCCGAATAAGACGCCCGAGAATCCGCCCGTGGCAGCTAATGCAAGCTTCTCAAACTTTGACACATCGTCGTAAGATGATGCGTCCACAAACCGCGCCCGCTCCTGCGCCAAGCTGCTGGCGAACTTCTTAACATTCTCGGCACTTACCTCAGCCAAGTCATCATGCTTGTCATATATCGAGGCGAGCCTGTTGAGGAAGGCGGTATCCTGTTGCTGCTCCTTCGTTAGGCTGAGTAAGGAGTCCTCCTCCTTTGCAGGCTCAACTGCGGGTGTGTCCCCGCCAGAGGCGGGCATCACTTGGGCAGGCGCAGGCTCGACTTCAGGAGCAGCACCTCCGTCATTCGGCAGAGGGGGCAACGGCTCCACCTCATCAGCCTGCTCCTCGCTCTCCGGAGCAAGTTGGTGAGTCGGCGTTATTTTAAGGTCTGGAACCTCAGCCTTCGGAGGTGGAAGGTGCTGCGCCTTAGCCTCTCCCCGCTTCTTCTCCTTGTCTTCTTTTTTGTCGTAGATCATTGTCAGAATGCCCCTTTAAATCCGCCAGTGCCGCCAGCCGCGCTTCCTAGCGACGAAGCCATATTAGCGAATCTTTCAATTCCGGTAGGCTGGCTGGCCTGCGTTCTGTAGATGTTCGCCTGCGTCCCAAACACATTCGCCGCAAAGTTGGCCCCTGTCGCCCCAGCGTTCGGGTTAAGACCTGTACCGCGCTGCATTTGAGGCATAGTGAACGGTGACGCGCCCTGCTGAAGACCGGACATTGCCGCCCCCTGTGCGGCGATAGGCTGCAGTCCGAGGTAGGATTGGATATTACCAACATCCTGCTGACGAGCGGCAAGCTGCTGCTGAGAGCCAACATTGCGAGCTTGATTGATCTGTTGAACCCGCTGAATGGCGTTAGCAAACGATTGCTGTGCCATTGCATTAGAGCGATCAGCTTCGGTCTGCCCACTCGCGAGAAGCCCAAGAGCCTCTCCTCGACGCTGCTGTCCCAACTGCATCCCGCCCTCAAGCTTCGCAATTGCTTCACGCAATCCCGCGCCAGCACCCAAGGCTTGACCACGGGCAGCCGCCGCACCACGGACTCCTTGCTCCAAGGAACGCCGTTGCTCCGAGGTGAGCCGCTCTCCGGACATTAACTGGTCAAGAACCTGCCCCTCAAGCTGCCGCCGCATCTCGGCAGTCATGTCAGAGTCCGTCTGCAATGCTGGGGCATCACCAACCTCAGCATACTGCGTTCCGGACGCTAAACTCTCCGCTGTTTGCTCTCCCCCACGTAGGCGGCGAGCGAAATCCTCACGTAGACCAAACCCTTCTGGGTCTAGCTGACTCATCTGATCCCGCTGTGCGGCAACAAACTGCGGGCCGAACTCAACTAGGTTGTCCAGTTGGGCCTGCGTCAGTTGAGGCACGATATCGAGCAGTCCGGACATCTCAGCCTTGGTGAGGTCAACGTCCCCAAAGCCTCGGAAGTCAGCAGTACGCATTTCCCCCGTCCGAGGGTCTTCGTACTCGACCATTGTCCCCTGACGCGCTGCTGACTCAATCAGTCGGCGCGTTGGTAACGTCTCTATGTCTGCGAAAATACCCTCACGATTCGCTTCAGCGTGATCAGGGGTAGGCGGTGGTGCTGGTGATGATTTGCCCATTTTTCTATCCTAAAAAACGTCTCTTGATTCTGCTCATATCGACGATTGTCGCCCTGTTATTGTACTTATGGCGCGTCCACGCCATACTGTGAGCGGTCTGAGACCATTTGTTCCAGACCATCTCGTACATCCTGTTGATGCACCGAGGAAACCTGCTAATGCAGGCTTCAACGTAGCAAATGCCCCCTTCCGTATCCTTGTAATGCTCGTGACACTGCTCCTCAGTGTCCACCATACGGACAAGCGTTAGTCCGACCAACTTTCCTTTCGCCTTGACAGCGTAGTAACGCTCATTATTCACGAACCACTGCACCCAATCAAGCAAACGCTCACGATCCCATTCCGCGCAAAAGTCAAGATTCCCTGCAAGGAAATCTGCCATCTCAACGGTGGATTCTGGGTGGCTCATCGTTCGGGGCTGATCGTATCTGGGAATGCTGACGTCTTAACGGAGTGCAGGGATAGCCGTCCAGAGTCTGTGGCAACCACAAACTGGATGTCATCAAACTTCCCTTTGCTGAGGAGGTTAAATCCCTTGACGAAGTGCCGCTTGCCGTTGCCAATCACAACGTCCGACTCAAGCTCGTCTAGGAATGTCTGCGTAAGGTCATCATTGCCCTCACTCTGCACTTCATAGCCGTTCTCCTGCAATATCTGGGACTCGTAGCCGTCCATATTCTTCAGCAAAAAGAAACTAACCTGCTGGTCTTGAGCAAGCTCATTGTCCAAATCAAACTCAACTTGATAGCCCGTCTTAGATGCGTAAATCTCCTTAAAGTTATAGGCGCGAGTAACCAACTCAGTCTCGTAGGGAGTTGTTTGGTCTAGGTAAAAGCTTTCAGACTCGTCATCTAGCTCAATAAAGTTCAGCCAAGTATAGATTTTCCCGCTTTGGTCGGCAAACTGAAGGCGGGTCTTACCGCTAAACCCTGTAACAGTAAAGTCATTAGGTTGCCATCCAGTCCAGAACCCACTCCAAGACTTCTGCTCGGTATTATACACATATGTGCGGTTAGGAACCTCTATCCCGTTAGAGCAAACAGAAATCAAATAACGCTTATCGTAAAATGCAGAGCATGACTTAGACTGAAGCCCGTCTGTATTCTGCTTGAATTGGTCGTTTATGGGGGCGGAAAGGGGTGTGGAAACATCTGTCTGCGCTCCAGACTCAATCGTTGAAAGGCTTCTTACGCCGTCAGAGGCCAAGAAAAACACATCAGACCCAACCTGCTGCACAGTCTTGTAAGCAACACAGCCTACCCTATTGTTAATAAGCTTGATCGGCCAGTCAGCCACTGCCACAGCAGGGTTCGCTTCCACAACCCACACGCTGCGCTCCTTAAACACAAGTAAGTTGTAGGAGTACCAAGAAGCTATGGCGGTTATCGGGTCGCCTGTGCCGTCACCAACTCTTATAGAGTTGCCTACAATATCCCAACTCTCCCCATCTAAAATGTCACTGACGTAAAGCGTGTCACTGGGGACAGCGGTGTCAGCAGATGTGCAAAACAATCTGTTAGTGTGGGAGGTAAGTAGTTTTGGCTTAGATGGTGTTTGAGATATATGAGCAACAGCAGACGCATAATCGCTTCCACTGTGGTGGCTATGGGATATTGTAACTAACGGAGGCTCATCGGCTGAGTAACCGCTGCCGCCGTTAGTCACATCTACTCGCTGCACCTTACCGCCATAGCCGAGTACCGAATCAGCCGTTGCGCCCGATCCTGTTCCAGAAGAAATTGTTACCGCAGGAGCCTGACTAAACTCAGAGCCAGTATCAGTAACCTCAATGCTTGTTACCTTCCCTGCCGTAATAGACTGAGAAGCAGAAGCATCGTCTATGTAAGCCAAATCCCCCACCCCATCGCAGTAATACATCCGGTCAACAAGTTGAGCAAAGTAAACTGAATCTGCTGTTGAGCTAAATGTGCCGCCCGTGTCTGCGATGGAGCCAGTCTCGCCAACAATCTTAACCTTATACGTCCCGCCGCTTGTGTCCGACTCCGCTACAACAATCTTTTCAATAGTTGGAGTATCAAAGTAAGCAATGGAATCAACAGAGCCTGTAAGGTCTGCAGTCCATACGGTTGATGTAGATTCCCAGTTAGTCGTTATGTCGCCCCAAACCGAATCAACAACATCTCCAACAAGCTGTGCCACGCCTTTGCGGCTTACGATGTTACCAAAGGTATCGAAGTCAGTGTTCTTTCCTATAGAGTAAGCACCCTCGGCAATCGTGTTCTTACGCACGTTACTTGCCTGACCGCCGGAAAATGATACGTCCCCGTCGAAGGCAATCTGGTCGTCAAGCTGGCTGTTCTCTTGTATAGGCATTAGCTTACAACATCTCGGAAGTTAATCTCTTGTTCTGTGTGAGGGATTATGCGGCTAATGTTTTGTTTCTGACCATTCTCTAGGTCGCGCATAATCTGGATGTGCGATGCAGCCTCAGTAAATTTAAGCTGGGCTTTCTGGTATTGGCGCGAACGCTCAAGCATATCGCCCTCCGCAAAGGCAAGCAGTGCATTGTCGATGCCGTTAAGAGTTGGGGAATCGTCATCACCCAGCGCAACCCACTTCAGCTTACCCAGAACAAATAGAGTGCCAGCACTGTCCGGCACTGGCACAGGCTTGATCCGACAATTGCCGCTTCCGTCTTTCGGGAGGTTGACAAAGTTGGTTGGGGTAGCCCTGCGGGAAGAGACATTCTCCCACATGTTAGGATCAAGCTGAAAAAACGTAACCCACTCTTCGTTAAAGATGTTTACCCCGTCAGTGTCTCCGGTTTCGGTGAACCGAATAGCTACAGGGAAATCAATCTTAGTGGTGGGCGCAGATGAGCTTTGGTAAAAAGTAACTGTGGGCGCAGAGTCTAGCACAATCTCTGTGTCCTGTGCGGCTACGGCCTTAGATGCAACGCCTAACGTCTCATCCCACAGCCCACTATCCCAGATCATCTGGTAGCGGCGATTGATAAAGTCTTTGCAGACAGATACAGACGAGCTATCGGTGTCCGAAAGCTTTGCTGTAACAAAGTTGGATAGTTCTGTAAGTGTCATCTTATTAGAGAATTGTATACCCCCAAGGGTTGTAACTTGAGGCACTGGTCTGAGACTTGTTTAAATCCGTGTTGCAGTAGCACGCCCTCACGACCCAATAGTTACCAGAGTGACTTCCGCCTCCGTGAAGCACGGGCGTACACGCACCATACTCACTCGCGTAGGCTAAACCGCCGCTATCGTAATCGGTGGGGTGTGGTAACTTAAATGCGCTTTGAGCTTGATTTGCACTAGCAGACGCCATTCCGCTAACCCATCCAGTATCACTACTAAACCCGCCGCTTGACTGGGACACAGTAACCCTGCTCTCCCAACTGCTAGAGCTAGTCAAGTCTCCGCCTACATACTTAAACCAGCCTCGGCAGTCAGCGGAATTGTTATCCCTAGACGTAAAGTTTAACGTGCCTAAATCTATTACCTCATCAATTTCAGGAACCCACATAATCGGCTTCCACGTTCCAGAGACATTAGTCCACGCCTTTCGCACACGCTTAAACTCGCCAGACGCATATACCTGCATTACGTTAAGCCTGTCCCAAGTGCCGCCATCATTCACATACCAGCGAGAAAACCCCTTGCCGCCAGTAGAGGTGTCTGAATCCCAGTTGGATGTGGTCGCCATTTTTAGTTGTAGTATTGCAAGTGGATGTCACCATCACTTCCCCCAGACGGGGTGCTAGTCGAGTAAGTGTAAGTAGGGCCAGCACTCCCGCTAGATGCGGCTGTAATCCGCCCCTGAGCATCTACAGTTATGCTTGCTGCGGTGTACGACCCAGCAATAACAGCAGTATCAGCCAACTGGTCAGCACCAACTGCGTCATTGGAAATAGTCGCCGCCCCTGTCACATTCCCACTGCCGTCAAATGCTGCGGAAGTCCACGCTATGTCTCCAGTAGCTGAAATAGTGCGGCCAGTTGTTAGCGTGTCAGCGGAGCCAGTTACGTTGCCTGTGACATTTCCAGTTAGATCACCAGTTACGTTGCCTGTGACATTCCCAGTTACGTTGCCAGTAACCGCTCCGGTTACATCTCCAGTTACGTTACCAGTAACGCCTCCGCTCGCTGTAATAAGTCCGGTAACTCCCAGTGTGGTGTCGAACGTAACAGCATCGGTTGCATTCAGAAGCGAAGCACGAACGCCGCCAGTAGAAAGCGTCAAGCCACTGGCAGTGCCGTCACCGTCAGTTACATTGCGGTAGGTCGCGTCCAGACTGGCGACATTTAAAAGTTGCGAGTAGGTACTGGCTACTGTTTGTCCGGTTAAATCACCCATTATTCTGCCTCAATTCTACGTTCTAATTCGTTTATGTACTTCGCAAGCTCTATGACTAATGCCTGACTCTCACTGTTCTCCGTCACTTGCTCCATCCCTACCGGATGCCTTTCCGCTATCTCCCGAAACCCGTCCAGCTTTACGCTGACGCCGCAGCCGCCGCTCACGAGCAGCATTAATAAGATCAATGACAACTTTATCTTTTTCATCTTTTCTTTGTTGTGCAACGTGCGCCGTGTGAATGTCCCCCAGCCGCTCCAGTGCGTCCAGTATCTTCGGGACAGCACGAAGAGCGGCTAGGAGATCAACTATCATTTTTTGGTAGCGTATTCCTTCACTGCATCGACGATGCCCTGCCCGCCAATATAGGCTGGAACAATGACAATCACTGCGCCGATAATTTGCTCTGACATCTCCGGTGAGATTCCAGCCCACTCGGTTGCCAGCACAGTCAAAATGCCGCCGATGGCGACCCATAGCTTTCTGCTCTTTAGTTTCTCTTTCATAGATTAACCTCCAAAAACTTTACTTAATGCCGCTGCTCCGCCAGCACTCCCCGCGCAGACGCTTCCTAAGAGCCACCAACGAAACGCCTCCAGCCTTTCAATGCGTTCTTCATGTTGGTCAATCTTGTTAAGGATTTGCTCCAATTTCTCTGTATTCCCCACCTGCCGAGCCTCCATTCGGGTCAAGATGGAATCAATACTAGCTGGATTGTAATCAGTCATTTTGCTCCTCCTTTGCCGCCACCTCTTCAGCCTCCATCCGGTCACGCTCGGCTTGTTCGTTTGGATTGATCGGCCAGTTCTGAACAATAGCGTCCAGTGCCTCGTAACTTTCGGCGGTGCTGTACTGGCTTTCCAACCGATCCGCCTCGGCAATAACAGCGGCACGGTATTCGGCCCAATCATCAGCCACCACTCGGCTACGCTCTACGCTGGCAATCACCATCCAATCACTTCCAGCCAGTAGTGTCCCCGCCGTCTGCTTCACCTCGCTTACCCGATTGGCCTTCAGCATCTCCACGTCTTTCGGCGTGCTGGTCACAGTGCCGTCTGGTGCAACGTGGTTGTCATAGTATCGGCTGTCCTTAAACTTCCGCTCCGGTGCGTCCTTCCATGCGATGCCCGCACTATCCTTGTCCTCCTGTGTAGCGAGACGCAGATAGGTGGCAGGGTAGCTAATGCCGTTCACGCTAAACGCTTTGTCCAGCGGGAGGGTTTGTCCGGTTGATTCGATGTAGTATGGCATGAGATTATCGTGCGTTTGCGTGTTTTAGGGGGGATTCTGCGAAGGCTAAACCCACCAGAGTTCCCGCAGCGATACTGGCTTGAGTTGTCCGAACCTTAAATCCATTACTTAAAATATCAATGTAGTCCGTTGTGTATTCTGAGGAACTGCTATTGGGTATAATTATGTTATTATCCACGTTGTAGCCTTCGCGTTTATTGTCGAAAATAAGCCAATTCTGAGCAGAATCTATTCGCTTTATCATTAGAAATGCAGGGCGGAACCCTAGATAGCAGAAAGCATCCGATGAACTGCTCAACGAGAATGCCTTACTATACCCTTCCACACTGCTGAAGAGGTAGGCAACGTAGCGTTCAATGTTCCCGCTGTAATAACCATTCGGGTCGCCCCAGTTCAGGAAGTCGTAGTCGTAGTTATAGCTCTCCGCGTTCTTAACCGTAAATGAACTGGAACCCACGCTACTAATTGGCGAGTAGTAAGAGGTTGAGGAGTAGTCTTCTGCCGACGCAGTTGTGTTTAGGAACAGGAGTTCATTCGTGGCGAGGTCTTTGTGCCAGACGTACCAGTTGTCTCTAGCATAATAATCGGATGCAGCATCCCCGTCCCGCGCCTTGACGATAATCATGTCCGGCGCAACGCCAAGCGAATGGCTGACTGACTGGGAGTCGCCACTGCTCACACCATCGCCATCGTAGGTCACAATATCAAAGCCAGCCGTGGCGGATTCTTTCCACACCCAGCCAACGTGATTCTGCCCGCTGTCGTTAACCTTCTCTGATGTGCCTAGAGTAAAACTATAACCACCGGACGCATCGGTGTCGAAGGCGGTTATGTTGGTTGTCGCCGTTGATTCGGAATTAGTGCTGTTGGTGATTAACGCCTTATTAGCACCACGCACCGAGTCACCTACCGTGTGGTTTTTAGCAACGTCCCTGTTCTTAATCCAAACAAGGTCTGGCCGTATGTCGGTGCTAATTACCTTGCCAGCAGTTTCGTTCCCTACCCATTGGGCTATCTCAAAATTCTCATGCGGCGTCACCGTAGGGTCATCCAAGTTCGCCGTGCAGAGACTCTTAAACCCACTCGGCGGGGCGTAGTAGAACTCTGATTGACTGGTGTCTTGGCCGCTGGGTTTTTGATTTGCGAAGGTCGGGTCTTGGCCGAAGTTCAGCACAAGATTGTGATGATATGCTCGGACTGCCGCTATTAAAGAGCCGCTACCAGACAGGGTCACTGCGGGGTTTGAATTGCTGCTGGGGTTTCCAGAGTTTTGCCAAGTGCCGTTCTTTGAAAACCAAACCTTGCGCGAGTCCACGTCAAACGCGCAGCCAATCACATCCCCTGTTGTGTATGTATCATACCCCGTTGATGTGTTAGTGGCGTTCGTGTAGAGTTCGCCCTCAGCTTCGTAAGCGGCTGACGTATCTGTGAAGCCGAGGTATTTCGTGGAATCCGCCGCATACACCCAGCCGTCCACCGGATGTACGCCCACTTGACAGCCTGTGCTGTGAGAACTGCCCTGCACATACGCCTCGAAATAAAACTTACCGCTTGTGGTGGCTATCGTTGCATCCTGCGACCCCCGACCAGAACCACTGCCATAATCGGCTCGCAGATTCCCCTCGCTCAAAGTGACGGTATGCGAGTTAGTTCCAGTTCCGTATGGAATTAGAGGATTCAACGTCGCATAGTTATTCGTTGGCCTATCCAGCACCACATCATGCGAAGATAGGTTGGTGGCGGTGAAATCATTCCCATTCGACGTGCTGTCCTCACCAATGTTGGTGTTGTCCTCGAACTTGAGGTGGAAGCCATTGTTGCCGAATGTAAGTCCGCTGGTTGCTTTTGGCTTATACCCGCCAGAACCATTATCCTCGATGAAATCCGTGTAAGACAGCGTGGAGTTTTCCAAAAGATACGCATTGGCAATGTACACCTGTGGGCCGAAGGTGGTTCCGTGATAAGAGCTAGTTTGCCAGCTAAATCGGTGAGGCAGAGCCGCGCCAATGTGGAGGTTGGAATTGAGGGCGGGGAATGTGCCAGCAAGCGTTTGCAACTCTCCATTTATATACAACTTAACCCTGTTCGTGCTGGTTGATTCAGTTGTGTCTACAATGAGGTGGAGGTTATACCACGCCCCGTAATCTCGGTACACGGCGGACGTTGTTGCGCCACCAACAGACCCAAAAGCGGCCCCGATAGTTAT